GCCATCGACAGCGCTAACTACGCAGTCAACAAGGGCTTCAAGACGGGCGGTCGTGCTAAGGCCTTTGAAGGCTCCGCCAAGGACGAAAAGCAGGACAAGAAGCTTGCCAAGAAGTACGGCATGTCGATGGAGTCGTGGGAAAAGTCCAAAATGGACGATAAGCACGACACCCAGCAGTCGATGAAGGGCCTGAAAAAGGGCGGTCGCGCTCACAAGAACTTGGGTGGCATCCTGAAGGATGTGGCCGCGCCTGCCGCTGCCGGCGCTCTCGGTGGATTGTCGGGTTTGGCGTCTCACTTCCTTGGCAAGAAGAAGGACGGCGCTTCATCCGGCCCCGAAGTTGCAGGCAAGAAGGAAGGCGGCGGTCTGTACGCCAACATCCACGCCAAGCAAGAGCGGATCGCGAATGGCTCAAAGGAGCGCATGCGCAAGGTCGGCAGCAAGGGTGCGCCAACCGCAGAAGCGTTTAAGCAGTCTGCGCGCACGGCTAAGGCCCACGGCGGCTTCACGGCGCTGAATGGCGAAATGCAGACGCAGGAAAAGGTCAGCGGTCGCGTTGCCAAGGCTTACGGCGGCAACCTTTCCAGCCTTGAAATGAACAAGGGCGGTCGCGCTAAGCGCGCCGCTGGCGGCTATGATCAGGTGCCAACCCCTGCTGAAAGCGCGGAAAGCGACCGCCGCATGATGGATGCGGAGCCCCGCGACGAAATGGATTACATGAACATGCGGGGGAATTCGCCGCCCAAGCCCATGCCTAAGCCCAAGCCCAAGACCCCGGCAAAGCGCATGCCGCCGCCCACGTATCAGATGCCTGATCGGGTCCCCAGCAGCGACTACAAGAAGGGTGGCCGCACTGAGCGCAAGTCTGGTGGTCGCACCAAGGGCAAGACCGACATCAACATCGTGATCGCGACCGGCAGGGGCCAGCAAGGTGGGCAGCCTGATATGCCGCCCATGCCGGGTCCGCAGGGCATTCCGGTCCAGATGCCTTCGCCGCCGCCTCAGGCTGCCGCTCCCATGCCTATGCCGATGCCCATGCCCATGCCGCCCGCTGGTGGTCCGGGTCCGGGCCCCGCGCCAATGCCGCGCAAGGCCGGTGGTCGCACCTATCGGTCCTACAAGGACATGGATGCCGGCGCTGGCAGTGGTCTGGGTCGCGCTGAAAAGACGGAGATCCAGAAGCACAAGAAATAATCAGTTTGGGCGGCGTTAATGGAAGGACGCCGCCCAATATTCTATCATATGGAAGCCATCGATGAATTATAACAATCTGTTTGAAATTGAGCTAAGCAAGCTTGTTGAGGCGCGCATCGCGAACCTGACGGAAAACGTCACAAACCCACACGCCGTCGTTGATTATTCCGACTACAAGTACCAAGTGGGTAGGATCGCAGGCTTGCGTGAGTTTCAAGACCTGCGTGAAGAAGCTAATAAAATCATTTCTGAACGATAAACGATGGAGAAAATCAGATGCCACACATGGTTATGTCCCATGATGAAGACCCCAAAGACGTCATTCTTCGGGAACTGGGCGACATTGAAAAGCTCAAGGTGTTCCATAATGAGGTGATCGTTGCCGTTTACCTTCGCCCGGAAAAGACCAAGAGCGGCATTTTCCTGACGGACAGCCACCGCGACGAAGACCGTCACCAGAGCAAGGTTGGCCTTGTGGTCAAGATGGGCCCAGAAGCCTTCAACGACCCCAACGGGAACTGGTTCCGGGACATGGACGTGAAGATCCACGACTGGGTCGTTTATCGCCCTTCTGACGGCTGGACGATTACCGTCAACAACGTGCTTTGCCGCGCGCTGAAGGACACGAACGTCCGGGGCAGCGTCCCGCAGCCTGATATGGTCTGGTAAGGAGGTAAAAATGTCGATTGAAGATAACGCAGAAGATCGATTGGAGTTGGATTTGGGGAACAGCCCCAAGCCGGCAGAAGACATTATTGTCGAAAAATCAGAGGAAAAATCCTCTTCCGATCCCGTTGAAGACACTCTTGATGCCCTCAAAAAGCAGTTGGAAGAGGAGCGCAGGGGCCGTCAAGAGGCTATGCGCCGCGCAAGCGAGGCTGAGCAATCTGCCTATGCCGCGCAGGGCGAGGTGCAGGACACAAGCTTGCATCTGGTGTCAAACGCCATCGACACGGTCCGCCAGAACAACAATATCCTCAAGTCCAATTATCGCGAAGCAATGTCGCTTGGTGATTTCGACACGGCTGCTGACATTCAGGCGGAGATGTCGTCAAACGCTGCAAGGCTTCTTCAGCTTGAGCAGGGCAAGCAGGCGCTGGAAACACAGCCCCGCCAGCCAGCCCCAAAGCCCTACGAACCGGATCCTGTCGAAGCTTTGGCAAGCCAGCTTTCGCCGCGCTCTGCCGACTGGGTGCGCCGCAATCCGCAGTACGCGACCGACCCGCGTCTGTATCAAAAGATGATTGCGGCGCACAATCTGGCGATGGCTGACGATATTCCTGCGGACTCTGACGATTATTTTGACGCAATCGAAGACACGCTTCGCATGCGCCGTCAGGATAACAGCCGGGATTACGACGCCATGGCTGATGCAGCAAAGCCGACGCAGCGCCGATCAGCGCCGCCCGCAGCGCCCGTCTCCCGCAGCGGCGGTGGTGGCGGCGGCAGCAAGCCAAATCGCGTTACGCTCAGCGCGGCGGAGCGTGAAATGGCCAGCATGATGGGCATGACGCCTGAGGAATATGGACGCAACAAGCTTACCCTTCAGAAAGAGGGCAAGCTAAACTAATTCAAGGAGTATCGTTATGGAAGCAATTGCACCTAAAAAGCGTGGACGCCCACCCAAGGTCAAGGAAGCCCTTCAGCGGGCTGAGCAGGCCGCCGTAGAGGCAGTGAACGTGCAGGATCTGGAAGCCCCTTATCAGCCGCTTCCTACCGCACAGGCTGCAACGCATGCGGATTTTGTGCCGACAATCCGTGAAGACATCAGGGCCCCAATGCGTGAAGAAGATCCCCGCACCCGCGCTGCGCGCCGCGCTGCTGAGCTTCGCGATCACCTTGGTGATCTGGATGAAGGCACTGATGATTTTTACATCAACAAGGCCGACATCCCGCCGGGTTGGGAATATGAATGGAAGCGCAAGCTTCTGCTGGGCGCTGAAGATCCGGCGTATCAAGTCGCTTTGGCCCGCGCAGGTTGGGAGCCCGTCCCGACATCGCGTCACCCGTCCTACATGCCCAATCAGGGGAATCACCCTGTTATTGAGCGCAAGGGCATGATTTTGATGGAGCGCCCAGCGGAAATTTCTGACGAAGCCCGCGCCATTGAATTGCGGAAAGCGCGCAATCAGGTCCGCCAGAAGGAAGCCCAATTGAATTCCGCAGAAGGCGGTCAGTTTGAGCGCTCGAATAAGGACCAATCTTTGGTCAAGGTTCGAAAGTCATACGACTCAATTCCAATTCCCCAGTAAGGGATTTGGGTAAAAGGGGCGGCGCAAGCCGCCTTTTTTATTGCGGTATTGACAATGCTGTAAAAATAGCAGATTTGTCGGTTTGCCTCCCCCGGCGCGGAGGTTTAAAAACCCAGTCTAAGTCGCCCCGGTGCGCGATGATGGCTTCCCAAAAGGAGTTCCGTCATGGCCAACGTCTTCGCGCCTTTCGGTTTTAGCCAATACCGTGGTGTTGGTTCTGCTCCGACGTACGAGCAGGTTGTCGGCTTCTGCGCTTACGATACCGCTGCTATGTATTTCGGTGACCCAATCTTCCAGAACGCCAACGGCACGGTCTACCCGACCACTCCGGGCACTGGTATTCTTGCTGGCGTTTTTGCCGGCTGCAAATATCTTTCGGTTTCACAGAAGCGCACCGTTTGGTCGAACTATTGGGGCGCTGCTGACGTTGCATCGGGCAACACCGTCGAAGTGTACTACATCAACGATCCGAACGCTCGGTTCTTGGTGCAGGCTGGCGGCTCAACTACGGTTGGCTTTGCTGCCACGGACATTGGTGCCAACGTGCAGTTTGCCTATGGCACCCCCAACGCAATGAGCGGTCTGTCGGGCGCGTTCATTAACTTTGCGGTCTCGCCAACCACCACGGCCACGCTGCCGTTCAAGGTTGTCGGCCTTGTCACCAATCCTCCGGGTGCAAATGGTACGGAAGCTGGCGCATACAATTATGGAATTGTTGCGTTCAACAACGTGTCCACCAAGACCCTGACCGGCATCTAAGGGAGTAAGGTACCATGGCTGTTAATCTTTCAGCAATTAAAGACCTTCTGCTCCCCGGCCTGCGGGGCGTAGAAGGCAAGTACGAGATGATCCCATCTCAGTACGACAAGATCTTCACCAAGCATGACTCCAAGCTGGCGCTGGAGCGTACCGCTGAAATGCGTTACCTCGGTCTTGCCCAGTTGAAGACTGAAGGCGGCCAGACCTCCTTCGACAACGGCGCTGGTGAGCGTTACGTGTATAACCAAGAGCATAACGAAATTGCTCTTGGCTATGCCATCACGCGCAAAGCCATTGACGATAACCTGTACAAGACGCAGTTCCAGCCCTCCAACCTCGGTCTGATTGAGTCCTTCCAGCAGACCAAGGAAATCTACGGCTCGAACATCTTGAACACGGCCACGACCTACAACGCCAACATTGGCGGTGACGGTGTCGCGCTTTGCTCGACCGCTCACCCCATTGATGGTGGTACGGTCGCCAACACGCCGACGACTCAGGTCGATCTGAACGAAGCTACGCTGCTGAACGCGATGATCACGATCCGCACGAACTTCAAGGATCAGGCTGGTCTGAAGGTCTTCGCCCGTGGCCGCAAGCTCATCGTCCCGCCGCAGCTTGAGCCGGTCGCTATCCGCCTCACCAAGACGGAACTCCGTCCGGGTACGGCTGACAACGACGTCAACGCCATCCTCAGCACCAGCGGTGGTCTGCCGGAAGGCTACATGGTCAACGACTTCCTGACGTCGGCCTATGCTTGGTTCCTGCTGACCAACATCGACGGCCTGTCGTACATGGGGCGCGTCAAGTTCGAAACCGACATGCAGGTCGATTTCGTGACCGACAACCTTCTGGTCAAGGGCTACGAGCGTTATAGCTTCGGCTATTACAACTGGCGTTCGATCTTCGGTTCGTTCCCGACCTCGTAATTTAGGAATAGAGAGGAGACAGCTCATGTCTATTTCTGCTTTTGCGGGTCCTCTGGTAAGCTTTGGCCAGTCTGCGTATGACTCGGCTGGCCAAAACCCAGAAGTTGGTCCGTCGTTGTTCTTTGGCGGTGCGGGGATCCTAGATCCTCGCCTCCCATTTTCATATGCGCCCGGTCAGGACTTCGGCGCTGCGACCGCTGGTTTCCTTGGTATACAGGACGTGGTGTCTCTGAACATCCTTCCTTATACAAAGGCTGTTGCGGCCATTGCCGCTGCCGCTAACACGACTGCCGCTACGGCGATGACCTTGGTATCCACTTCGTCGGCCACAACCGGCATTGCGGTTGCCCAGAGCATTACCCGCGCTGACACTGGCGTTGCCGTTACCGGTCTGCTTGGGATTGACGCTTTCACTCAGGTGACGGGTTATGTCTCAAATGGCACAAGCGGCACTGCTGGTAACCTCCTGATTGTCTCTGCGGCTTCGGCTGGTCAGTTGACAATCGGCATGGTCATTAGCGGTACGGGCATCCCCGCCAACACAAAGATCATCGGTTACGGCCCAACCATAAATGCCACAGACGGTGGGTCCGGTGACGGCGGTACTGGTTCGTACACGGTTGACGGCGCTCCTTTTGCCGCCGGTACAAGTAGTTCGCAGATTACGGTCTCGGCCTCTTTGGGCAACTCCACGATGGACGCCATCGCGGCTGAACGTACCCCGTTTGGCTCTGCTGGCACCATTCAGCTTTGGAACCCAATGGCTCTGACCGCCCGCGCTGTGGCCATCACCACCAGTGTCGCCACTGTCGGCACCACCAACGTTTTCACGGTGGTTGGTTACGACATCTATGGTTACCCAATGTCTGAGGCCATTAGCGTCCCGTCCACTTCTGTTGCGGGTACCACCGTTAACGGCAAGAAGGCATTTAAGTTCATTGCCTCTGTGACTCCGTCCGTAACTGATGCGACCACGTCGTATTCGGTTGGAACGACTAATATTTTTGGTCTTCCGTTGCGCTCGGATTACTTTGGTAATGCCACTTTTATATACCCCGGCACGGGTGGCACAAACTTGGTGACCTCAGTAACTGGCTATGTGGCTGCCGTGACCACGACGGCCACGACCACCACGGGCGACGTTCGCGGCACTTACGCACTTCAGACGGCTGCTTCCACCGGAACCAACCGCCTGATCGTTCGTCAATCACCTGCACTCTACAACATCGGCTCGGAAACGGGTCTGTTTGGCGTCACACAGGCATAAGGAGACTTGTTATGAAGGGTCGTAAAACTCGCGCCTCAGGTGGCGTCAATCAAGCAGCCGAAGATCTTGGCCGCAAGAACATGCGCTACACCTACGAAAGCAACGTCAACGAGGCGGCTGAAAAGCGCAAGAGTGGCGGCAAGACTGTCGGCAACGTACAGGGCATGGACGCCATGGCCCATGCTGGTCGCAAGGCCCGCAAGTCTGGCGGTTCCTGCGATAGCGGCAGCCCGTTCAGTTCCGCTCGTCAGGGCACCCCCGCAAAGGGTCGCAATGTCAGCGGTTCGATCAACTGATCGCTAAGGCCTTGTGAAGATAGAACGGGGGCTCAACGGCCCCCGTTTTACTATGGAGTGCGCTATGTCTGACGCTTGGCAGCGTAAAGAAGGTCAATCTAAATCCGGCGGCTTGAACGACACAGGCCGCGCTTCGCTTCGTGCTGAGGGACACAACATCAAGCGCCCGGTCACCGGAAGCGAAGCGGATCGCAGCCCTGCGGCGGCAGAGAGGCGCGACAACTTCCGTTCACGGATGTGTGGGATGAAGGAAAAGCTCACGTCGGCCAAGACGGCGCACGACCCAAACAGCCGGATCAATTTGGCTTTGAAGCGCTGGGATGTGAAGTGCTAGCCTGCCGTCCTGATCGGTGGTAACGTCACGGAGATTTTAGGCTTAAGGCCTTATACGAAAGGTACGTTTTATGGCTTCCGGCATTGTTAACCAGTCCATCAGCCGCATTGGCGTCACTGAGCCGTTTGAGCTTCAAGTGGCCCGCCACCAGATCACGGGTCATGACGTTGAATTGATTTCTGGCATCAGTGGCAGCGTGGGGACGTCATACGTGACCGTGTGGAGCCAGAACACGGTTTACGCCTATCTTTCGGCTGCCGCCGTCATGGGGATCTCAAGCAGCAATGCCAACGACACCTCTGCCGGCACTGGAGCCCGCACGGTTACCATTTACGGTCTGGATGCCAATTATAACCGTATCAACGAAACTGTGACGCTGGATGGCCAGACTGCTGTCAATACCGTCAACAGCTACCTTCGCGTTTTTCACCTTGCGGTGGTTACGGCTGGCTCTGGCGGGGCGGCGGCTGGCACGATCTATGCCGGTACCGGCGTGGTCACCTCCGGTGTGCCGGCGGTGATCTATGGCGTGTACACGGCTGGCAACGGCTCCACGGCGGCCATTTGGACCGTGCCCGCCGAGTATACGGCCTACATCACCAGCTATTCCGCCGGTTACGGGATCACCACCGCAAACGCATTTGGCACCATTGCCATTCTGGTAAGGCCTTTTGGTTCCGTTTTTGACACTACATCGCAGCTTCGGGTGTCTAACGGCAGTCAAGGTTGGGTCGCATTTCAATATCCCATCGCCGTTGAAGAGAAGTCCGATATTGAAATTCGGGCCCTTTCTTCGACCGCAGGCGCTGGTGTGGTGGCCGAATTCCAGATTGTCTACATCAAGAACGACGGCGCTCTTTAAGGGGTAGGTCATGACCGCAAGCGGCACCTTCAATTACAATCCGTCGCTTGGCGAATTGACGCTCTACGCCTTCAACCTGTGTGGAATTCGCAACACTGCGTTGCTCCAAGAACACATGGAGTCGGCGCGTATGGCGGCAAACCTACTGCTTGGCCGCTGGTCGTCGGAGGGCGTCAACCTGTGGATGGTCAACCTCCAAGCAATTCCGCTTGTACAGGGGCAGTCTA